GTGAGTGGCTGTGGACCTTGAGTTCCTATGATGATGTTACAATTGATGCTGATACTGCGGAGGCGCTGCATAGGCTAAGTGAGCTTAGAGCCATCCCAAGCTCGGTGCTATGTAAAGTATATAAAACATGCTTCAGCAATATAGTGCCTGGTCACGTGTGGAGGTATGGTGTGAGTGAGCGGGCTAAGTGGGTGTGGTCCGGTGTACGGGATCTGTTCTCGGATATTCGTTCTAGCACCAGAAGGCGGGCAAGGCGTGGGCTGAGTGTTGTTTATAATGAGCAGGTGTCCGTGACCAGAGGTCTGACTGATGACCAAAGCAAGGCAATCGATGATTTCATGCGGGTCCCAGGCTATGCGGGAAGGCTTGCGGCTGACCCAACCCTATGGGGTGATCTTGCAGCCAAAGCTGCCTCGGCTGGTGGGCCAGGCTGCAATAAGGTGTTGCGCATCCTGTTCCCCTGTACGTCGCAGCAGCTGACTATAAGAGAGACCTATGATGCTAGTGTAGTCTTCGCTGCTTTGCGGGACACAGACAGTGCCTTCGCCTCTCTGCTGGCCAAGAGGGCATTGGGGCTTGGTGGACAGTGCGTCGCTAGGTTGGGTCTGTTTTACCTGTCCGGTACCACTGGCAAGTCCTTGGTATCTAGTATGATCAGACATGGGTGGTTGGACTATGGCCTCGAAGAGCTTGAACAGCTCGGCAAGGCTGTTCACGCTGTTGTCCGATCTTCTGGCGCCCTCAACATTCTGCCACTTGGTGTCACTGTTGATGATGCTGATTCTGCGTTGTACATGCAGCTGCTTTCGGGCCGGTATGATTTCCAGGATCTCGATGTGTCAGGTGAACTGGTTGACAGGATGAAACTAAACCCCACCAAGATAATTAACACAAAGAGCGGTCCGAGTGCGCAGCTGTTTAAAACACTGGTGGATGAGTCCCTGGGTCAAGATAGGCGCCGCGCAGCTCATGTGATGCACCGCCATGGTCAAGAGACGTTGATGGATATGCTGGCGTATTATGGCAAATACTCTGCTACAGGTAGCTGCAAGGCTCTCAGAGGGAAGTTGTCTGTAATGTGGGAAGGCAGGGAGCATGCTGTGGATAGCCCAAGCAAAGTAGCATGGCTGGCAAACCTAGATGAGCAGCAGGTGATAGAGGTTGTTGCTGATGTTTGCAATGGTATCGAGACGACCGGCGTGAGGAAGACGGAAAGTGGGAAGCTGCGCATGCTGTTGCCCGCACCGGAGGCCCACTGGCTGGCAGAGACCCTGGCTATCATGGACAGTGAGCGTGCAGTCTTCGGGCCGGTGCGTCAAGTGGCGCTGGAGAAGACCAAATTCGAGACGTTGCATGGGCTTTTGCAAAGGCTTAATTGGGTCAAGGCTGGTTTGACGGTTGCAGCGGAGGACTTCGAGGACTTTAACATATTGCAGGATTACGAGTCGATGAGGGCAGATTATATTGCGCTGGCATCTGAGATAGCCAGCGTGTGCGGCCTGCCAACGATCAGCACTCGCATGAGCAAGGATATGTCTCTGCCTGCTATCGCAGCTGCCTCGTGCCTGATCTTGGCGGCAGCGTTTGATAACATGCGTGCGCGTGATGTGTCGGATCCTACTAAGTGGTATCAATTGGTTAGAGGTCTCTGGTCGGGCTGGCGCTCAACAATGTGGTTCAACACTAGGTACAATAAGGCTTACACGCACGCTGTCCAGCGTGGGGTTGAGGCAGAATATGGGTTCCCGACGCTCAAGGATTTCTACATAGTGGGCGACGATAGTTTGTTGGCCACACTGTCGGAGTTTGAGGGTTTAAGGCGCCTTGAGGCGTATGACAGGTCCAATCTCGCATCGCAGGCAGTCAAACAAATGGTAGATGACAGCCAAGCGGAGCTGACACGCATAATGCACAGAGCGGACGGGTCGGTGAAGGGTTCGCTTGTGCGTGCGATATGCAATGGGGCAAGTAATGATATGCAAGGGTCGCGCGTTGTGCCTGGCCCGCATATGGCACAGAGCCTTAAGACCCAGATACACATGTGGGTGCGCAGAGGGTTTGATTACAGTGCTGCTGAGAGATTGTTGAATGTGGCAGTCAAATACTGGGTCAAGCTGCGCGTCAGGAGGAGCGGTTCTGACTCGGCAGTAAACGTCACCATCCCAGATGCTGTGATACG